ATGGATAAGAGAATAGTAGCAAAAAATCTTGTTAATTTAAGGGATCGAAAGCCCAGAGAAGAAGTTGCAGCAACGATTGGTATTAGTGTTAGTACATTACAGATGTATGAGAATGCACAGAGAATTCCAAGGGATGATATAAAAGTAAAATTAGCTAATTTTTATGGTGTTACAGTTCAATCTATTTTTTTTGATTTTCAACAACACAAAATGTGCGATTGTATAAAAAATGTTAAGGAGAATAAATATGTTTAACTTCGATATCGAATCATTTCGTCAAATCATCCGAGAAGAAGTACAAAGAGCAACTGAGCATCTTCAACCAATGAAAGAACTACCACCATTTTTAACTATTACAGAACTAATGGAACTATTACATATTAAACGCACTAAAGCATCTGAGTTATTAAACCGTTCTGATTTTCCAGTTTGCCGTGAAGCAGGAGTGCTTATTCCTACACACCTTCTTTTTAAGTGGATGGAAAGTCACACTGAATGGGTAGAAAACAATACAGAGTATTACAATCCATTTAAAGAATCTGTCTAATAATAAATTACCATAGTAAGTTGTCACAAATAAATATTGCTTTAGGTACGAATGGGGGAAGTAAACGATGTCCATAGGAAAAGAAGTTGCTATGGCACGCAAGCGAAAGGGAATCACCCAAGACCAACTCTCCTTAGAAATCCCCGTGAGTCGTGAGTCACTAGCAAAATATGAAACTGAACAACGACGGTTACCAGAAGATTTACGAAAATGTATTACTGAAGGAATTGATGATCCACAGTTGTTTTTTAAAATGTGGAGTGAAGCAGCAGGATATGTAAGTATCCCGTTCTTTAATGGAGAGCAAATAGATCTTCATCCTACAAGTATGAGATATATGGTTTATCAAGAGACAAATGAAGCTTTGGAACAACTCGATACAGTATGTTGGTTTAAACCTTCACAAGCTTGGTCCGAAAGTGAGAAAGAGGATTTGAAAAAGGTAATGCATGAAATCTTGGATGCTACAGGTTCAATGATGAGCCTCGTAGCGGTCCTATGTGATCAATATGGTATTTCAATGAAAGAAGTCTTTAAGTACTGGAAAGTATCATTACGAGCTAGGAAGTATATAAAAGCTTAATTTAACTATTTTATTAGGGAGGTTTAAGTTATGACAATTGATTATGCAAGTCCAACTTTAAATCAATATAAAACGCTAATTCGTAAGGAAGCCAATTTATATGGTGATATTCGAATTGCAGCAGTTTGTGGAGACTATATGAAAGCTAGGGACCTAAAACAAGAGAAGAAATTAATGGAGATAAGAATTCGAATTATAGAAGCAGCGTTCGTTTTGAAAAACAAAAAGAAAAAAGGAAAGGCCACCGCATAGCCTGCGATAGCCAATCATGACAGTAGATAAATTATAGCATATAACAATTTAGTGCGACAAGCTGTTGTGCTTGTCGTTATGACCAGAAAGATTTGTTAACTCTAACCGCTTAATATACATTACATTCTGGTCATAACGATGCGTACAGTATCAAATTATTAAAAATGGGGAGCAAATTATGAAAGTAGAATGTAATCGTCTGTTCGACTTAGTTCTACCAGGTGATTTTGCTTTTGCAAATGAATTACATAATTGCATGGTGACATGTATTCATAACATGTTCAATGCTGGTTCATTAGATGAAGCAAATCATTGGGAGAAGGAATTAAATAGATGCGCAAAAGAATTCAAGAGCCTTCGTAATGAAAAAGAGGATCACGATGTATCAAAGAGTTATCGTGTAGTTGTTAAAAGCCTTCAAGGGCAGGGGATTAATGCATCAGTAGTTAGTCGAAGAAAATAAAAAATCTATCACTTGGCAGAGTGATAGATTTTAGACTCTAACAGAGAGTCTTTCTAAAAATTGAATTGGATTAAGTATATCAAAGCAAATCAAGTAAAACAATGGAGGATGAATAATATGGCAGTTTATAGACCTGTTCAAGTTTCATATTGGCAAGATGCTTTCGTTTTAGATCTTACACCGGAGGAGAAATACTTCTACTTATACTTAATGACTAATAGCAAAACTTCTCAGAGTGGTATCTATGAGCTTCCATTACGAGTGATAGAAATGGATACAGGGTATAACCGTGAAACGGTTGAGAAGCTGCTAGAGCGGTTTGCTGATTACGGGAAAATTCATTACAACAAAAAGACGAAAGAAATTATGTTGATTAATTGGCTTAAATTCAATGCTATTACAAATATGAATATTGAAAAGTGTGTGTTAAAAGAAATCCAGAATATTAAGTGTGAAGATTTTTTAATTGATTTTTATGAGACATGTTTAGATTTAGAACAGCAGCAAGATTTTAAAATTCCTCGTATTAAGGAATACTTCCAAGCTCGTTTTGAGTGGCTTATAAGGGGCTTCGAAGACCCTATGAAGGAAAAAGAAGAAACAAAAACAGAAACAAAAGAAAAAGAAGAAACAAAAACAAAAGAAGAAGCAGCAAGCTGCTCAAGTGATAAAAAAGTTGCAGTAGAAAATCCAATAGCATTCTATGAGCAAAATTTTGGAGTTCTTAAACCATTTGTAGCTGAGGGTATTAATGCATGGATTGAAGATTTGAATGCACAGCTTGTTATCAAAGCAATGAAAATAGCTTTAGAAAAGAATGCACCTAATATGTCTTATGTACAAGGTATTTTAAGAGATTGGCATGCTAAGGGGTATAAGAGTATTACTGATGTTGAAGCTGCACAAGCTCAATTCCGTAAGAAATACCAGTCTCGTGGTGGGAGAAGTAATGCTCGAAAAGAAATTGTTCCTGATTGGTTACATACTCAAGATACGGAAACACATCCTCAGTCAGTAGAGCATAGTGAAATCGAATTAGAAGCTGAACGGAAACGTTTAGAACAAGTGTTATCTAAATATAAAAAAGAGGCTTAGGAGGATTGTAATGCCAAAGCAGTTAACAATATTTGATGTTGAGCCTGTAGTAGCATTCGATACTGAGAAAGCACACATTCATCGATTAAATTCTAAAGTTCGTTTTACGGATGTAGTTGTTCAAGTACCAAAGCAAGTAAGAGCTACTGATGAATTAAAACCAACAACAGCGCCAAATGATCAGTATGAATTATTTGAGGAATATACAATTGGAATTTGGAGATTTAAGCGAGTGGAAGATAAGCAGTTCGATTGGGAAGAAGCGGAGGAGCTTTGCAAGTCTGCGAGAGATAATAAAGAACCGATTTCAATACGACTTTATTTATCATTAGAACAATCATTTATTCCCGATAATGTTGTGGAATATCTATAACAAAATAAAAAAGTCGAGATTGCTCCCGACTTGCTTCGACAAAATAATCATAACATACGGGAGTGGTCTTAATGGGAATTATTAAAGAAAATCTTGTAGAAATGAAAGCTGAAATAGATTTGAAAATAAACGGAATATATGTTGTTAAAAATGGTCAGGTCCAACTAATAGAACCACCCCAAGGTGGATTTGGTGAACAATCATTTGTATATCAAAGTGGAAAAGTAATTCGTATGGAAGAACGAAAAACACAGTTATTATAATCGAATTTGAATTTTGTTAAGAGATGAAATGTTGAACAAATGTGAATGATTAGATGATACTAAGGTAAAAGAAAAAGAACCCTTTATAAGGATTCTTTTAGCGAGTCAATCTAACAATCACATTCGTAATCACGGTAATATTCATCGCACGAATCATTCTTATCATTGCAGCAGATGCAAAAAGTTTTTTGGATCAAAATATCAATAAAATCAAGGATTTCAGTATTATTTGTGAGGGTAAGACTTTGGAAATCTTCTACTTGAAATACCCTTGTTTCATCTGGGACAAGAGTGGCGATAATTGGTGTGGATGACCTTCTTGTTCGAATAGTTACTTCAATCGAGCTGACATCACTGGGAACAGATATTTGAATTAATGTTTTATTGTGGTTATTGGTGAAATCTTCAAAAACTCTTCTTGAAGCGCCAGGGGGTACGATAATAGTTAAAGGTGAATTTTCAGTTGGGGTGGTATTTGAACCAGCTATGCTATGAGTTTCGATATAGCAGTTCTCTTTTTGACAGTGAGAATATGATAGTTCTTTATAATCCTTGTTACGAGAATCATTTTGATTATTGCAGCAGATACAAAATGTTTTTTGAATGAATATACCAATATTGCTATTGATATTAGTATTATTTGTGAGAGTGAGGCTATGGAAATCCTCTACTTGGAATACCCTGGTTTCACCTGCAACTATTGTTACAGTAATCGGCAGGCGAGAACTTCTTGTTCGGATAGTTACTTCAATTGGTTGAGAAGTACCAGGAATGCGAAGATCAAGTAATGTTTTATTGTGGTTATTGGTGAAATCTTCAAAAGCAGTTCTTGTAGTGTTAGCTGGTACGTTGAAATTTAAAGCTGTATTTGAACCAGTTATTGTATGGGTTTCGATAAAACAGTTATCTTTTTGATGGTGAGCATACGATTGTTTTTTATAATACTTTTTACCATCTTTATAAAAATAATCAGCCATACTTATGTTTCTCTCCTTTCTTTGAGATATCTATATATTTTATAAAAAAAAGAATAGAGTGCTTGTACAAAATAATAAAATCCGCTCTCGTAATTAATTAAAAACGTTATTTGATATGTAAATGTAAGAGCACTTCGGGAAATGCTCTGTAAAGACTATTCGTTCTAAAAAGAAAAGAATATAAAATATTTTATGAATTTATTTTTGATTTTTTGTGTATTCTTTGTATAAAAATTTCATTGGAAACTGAAAACTAGATGCCATAATAGCACCTAGTTTTAAAGGAGTACTGGTACTAGTTTAATTTGATAATGTTTAATTCCAAAGCATTTATTCCATTATCGCATGTACGAATGTCTGTGTCGCCTACAAAGCTATTATTAATAAGTTGAAGTGTTGAATTGGCTGGGACTGATAAAATAGTGTCCCCAATGAGTTGAGCGCAATCTACATCCTCTGAATCTTGTATTAAAAGACCGAAAGTAGCTTTGAAATTTGGAATCAGACTGTTATTTAATAGTATAGAAATGGTAGGCGAATAAGGGAATGAAAGGGCTACAGTCAAGTTAATCGAGGAAATGAAAGAAATCCGATAATCCCCAGCTTGTGTGATAGTAATTGTGGTTGGATTTAACAGAGAAATTCCCCCTACCATAGGGTCAGCCTGATTAAAAGAAAAAGGGGATTCGAAAGGGACTGTAATGATATCCGTTTGCCAAAAAGTTCCGTAAGCTACTGATAGTGATCCAGTCGACCCAGTAGGTCCAGTCGGCCCAGTAGGTAGTGTGAATGGTGGAACAGGTGGTAAAGTAGGTCCAACTAAATTAGGATTTATTGCAGCAGAAGATGAAAACTCGTCCATTATATTTTCACCTCTGAATAGTTAGTATTACTAATAGTAAATGCAGGGATAGAGAAAAGCGAAATGGACAAGTGAGGAATTAGACAATGAAATTTTCATAAAAGCGTTAATTGAAAACAAAAAAAGAGCGTACAAATGAGTAGGCTCTTAGAAAAGTAAGTTTTATGAGATTGGATTACCATATACGTTATGTTTTATTTTGCATAATCGTGTAAAAAACATTGAACAAAAAGAGCACATATTTAAATGTGCCCTGTAGAAGGTAACAACTTACAAGGCTCAATCTGTAAGGAGGTTTCTATAAGTGAAAAGTTTTCGTAGCAATAATATATGCTTGTCTTATCAAAAGATGAAAACTTTTATATAAATGTTTTTCATAAAAACAAACTTAAGAGCACGCAGTTAGCGATGCTCTTAGACAAGGAAAATTGATATTTATGGCTGAAGCCTCTTCATACAATACAATATGCTTCTCCAGTTTAAACGTGAAAAGTTTTTAACAAAATAGTTATTGTATTGAAAAAAAACATGCACAAAAATTGCGCATGTTTAATAAAAATCTATGTCTTGTCTATGTAAATATATGCTTAATTAATATAAACCGTGAGTATGTTTGAGGAAGATGTTTATTTAAAAATATAAAGAGCGCTTTTTAAGCCGCTCCAGGACCAAAACTAATATTGAAAAAGAATACCGCATTATATTTTATGTATGTTCTTACTAAGTGTGCAGTTTTTAAACAAAAATGATATTGAATTATGAAAAATAAAAAGGACAGTCAGTTACACTAACTGTCCCATGCATAAGAAGAATTCTATGGTTATTCATCATGTACCTTGGTGTATCTATAATATTAACATATTTTCAAAATATATTCTTTAAACTAAGAAACAGCTAGCTAAAAGCTAACTGCTTAGTCCCAAGGAAGGGAGAGGAGCGGTTTGTTAGGTCTTAGTCTGAAATAAGGGTTTTAGTTGTTAAGACCTAAATATAGTATGGATTTCACTTTAGAAATTATGCATATAGATTTCATTCTTGCAGAAATGGTTAAAATACAAAACAGCTAGTTCAGTGAACTAACTGCTTTGCGATTTACTCGTAGTACAAAGGAAATTAGGCCCTACAAGTACAGATATGTAACTTGAAGTTACAGTTATAGTATAAACGTAATTAGAAATGTTATACGGGAGTGAAAAGGAACCTGAATTTTATTTTGTAACAAAAGGGAAATAAAAAAGAGCACTGTATATAAGTGCTCTTTGACCAAGCTTTTATGAAATGAATTTTGAATGCCTTTTCAATATTAAGGTATGACAAAACTGCTTCGTTGGTGAAGCCGATATAAAAAAGAGTACTCGTTTACGGTGCTCTAAAGATAGGAGGTAACTAATTCTGTGAACATAAAGAACTTACTAACAATGTATGTTGTATGTAAAAAATAAGAACAACAAAGAACAGTTTGATGTATTAACTGCTTTTTGTGATACAACCTGGGTAAAAAGCAGATTGTAATGTATTTAGTATTAGCGAAATATTGAATTTTATTAATTTTTTTAACAAAGTCCTTATTTAGTAACAAATAAAGAGCACCATAAAAGGTGCTCAACGACTAATTCTGAGCGGATTATGATTATTCTATGTACGTTTCTAATATATGTGCAGTTTTGTATAAAATCGTTATTTTAATTAAAAGAGCAGCTAGCAAAAGCTAACTGCTTGTTAAAAAAAGAATCCACTCTAGGTTATTAACTGCTAGAGTTTCAAGAAATAAATGATTAAATTAATTTAATTTTTCAATTACAATCGAAGCATTTATATTCGTTTGTGTTCCACCTGCCAAAGTCTGCAAAGTAACTGCAGCAGCAGAAGTATGATTATTAAGGGTAATAATATCACCTGCAGCTAAAGCGATAATTGTTTGCCCGTTGTTTGGTTGAGTCCCTGCACCTGATCCATAAACTGCGCTGGTAACCGGAGCGCCATTTAAAAAAAGTGTGAATTGATTAGGCTCAACTCCTGATACAGAAAAAGAAATTTTATAATCTCCTGCATTAAGAACCATTAATTGAGAAGTTCCCAGCGTATGAGTAAAACCAGATGTCATTCTACCATGTGAATTAAAAAGAATAGGTGCTTCTAAGGCAACAACTTGAGCTGCTGTATTGAAAACATAAGCATAATGAGATAACCCAGATACTGTAAGTCCGGTAGGTCCAGTAGCTCCAGCGGTTCCTGGTAATCCAGTAGGCCCAGGAATGCCTTGGATGCCTTGGATACCTTGAAGCCCAGTTGGGCCAGTCGGGCCGATAGGTCCAATAAGTCCTGGATTACCTTGAATACCTTGGATACCCTGAATTCCAGTCGCCCCAGTTATTCCAGTGGGTCCAATAGGACCAATAGGCCCCGGATTACCTTGAATCCCCTGAATCCCTTGACTTCCTTGAGGTCCAGTGGGTCCAGGAATCCCTTGGATCCCTTGGATACCTTGAAGTCCGGTTGGTCCTGGTGACCCAGTTGATCCAGTGGGTCCAGTCACTCCGGTTGGTCCTGGTGGTCCCCCGGAAGGTCCAGTCGGGCCCGTTGGTCCTGGTGGTCCCCCGGAAGGGCCGGTAGGTCCAACAGCTCCAGAAGGTCCAGTTGGACCTACAGACCCAAGGATGCCAGGAATCCCTTGAGGGCCGGTCGGGCCAGGAATCCCTTGAATACCTGGAATGCCAGGAATGCCTTGAACGCCTTGAATCCCTTGAATTCCAGTGACCCCCGTTATTCCAGTCGGTCCAATAGGACCTTGAATGCCAGGAATGCCTTGGATGCCTTGGATACCTTGAATTCCAGTAGGTCCAGTTGGACCAATAGATCCAGAAATCCCAGGAATCCCTTGAGGTCCAGAAATACCTTGAGGACCAGTAGGTCCCAGGTTACCTTGAATTCCAGAAGGTCCGGTAGCACCAGTAGGCCCGGTAGGTCCCGGAGGTCCACCAGAAGGTCCGGTAGCTCCAGTTATTCCAGTAGGCCCAGTAGGCCCTGGAGGTCCACCAGAAGGTCCGGTTGCTCCGGTTATCCCGGTAGGTCCTGTCGTTCCAGTTATTCCAGTAGGCCCTATTTGAGGTAAAGGAAAGGAACATGGAAAGGGTATGTGACAATTCTTTTTAAATTTACTCATTTTTACACCTCCCTTATAAATTAACTAACAATTTATATTTATACTTTAACAACTTATGAGTAAACAGACACACGGGTGTAAGGAAAAAAACTACAATAATTACATAAAAGGTTTTAAGAGCAAGCCTTTATTTCACATTCCATACCAAAAAGAGCACTATATATAAGTGCTCTTCAGATCAAAGCTCTTAGTGTAAAAGAGTACGTGATACCAAATGTAATTTTTTCATGGGCGTGAAGTATTTGAACAAAAAAAGCTATTTTAGTAGGGAACAAGTTTAAAAGGCCCTGGTTGACACAGGACCTTTTAAAAGGGAACAACAATTGACATGTTAATAATTATGACTGAAAGTTACTTTCATATTACCATTATTGGGATTTTAATTCTAATAATGGTTGTTGAGAAATAAAAAATTATTTGGCATAACAAAGCAGCTAGCTGAAGTAGCTAACTGCTCCATTGTACGCTTTTAGAAGTAGCATAGGATACAACTATAGTATAAACGGATATCGAAATATTATGCAGGAAAGAAAACTAAACAAAAATTTCATTTTGTCACAAATAAAAGAGCAGTTAGCCCAGTCTAACTGCTCGACACAAAGGTAATAATCTAGATGCATAGATATTATATGCCGAATTATTGATTTTATTCAAGAAGAAGTAAAGATTTCTTTAAGAAACAGGAGGAACGAAACAAAAGAGCAGCTAGCAAAAGCTAACTGCCGAAAGGTTCCAAGCTGCAATCACTGTTGAAAAAGCTGCTTACAGGTAGTATGTACAGAATTGTGAAGATTATTCGGATGAATAAAAAGAGCACCTTTGAACAGTGCTCTTCAGAGAGGAGCTAATTAAGTTAATTAAATGAATGAATGTAAAAAGAATACCTTTTTTCATATGAGAAGCGTTGATTTTTTGCTTCAAAATAATATATGAACTTTGAACTGAAAAAGCGATAAAAAATAAAAGAGCAGCTAGCAAAAGCTAACTGCTCGCCTCTCGACCAAGAGAGCAAGAGTGGGAAGAATTTAAAACCACCTTTTAAATTCTTCCATAGTATAGGAAAATATTTAGAATTTTATTCGTGTAAAACATAAAAAGAGCAGCTAACAAAAGCTAGCCACCAAGCCCTCGGGTATGAAGGAAAATCAGAAACTGTATTTACATTATTAACGGAATATTGAGTTTTATTCAGGAGGAATGAGGAAAATGGAAGAATTACCAGATAAAATAATTGGTCTTGATCAGATTCGTATCAATCGTGGCATCGGAAAAATATGCAAATGTGAAAATAGAAAGTTTGTACTTGATACAACAAATAAACGAGTAACATGCCATAGTTGCGGTTCAGTTGTTGATCCGTATGATGCAATTGTAGATTTAGCAAAGCAAAGAGAAGAATTCAATAGACAAGCAGAGTTACTTTTAGAACAGAAAAAACAGCTTGCAGCATATAAACCACATCTAAGAATTATCAAGAGCCTTGAGAAGAGCTATAGAGGACGTAAGATGTTGCCGTATTGTCCGAGATGTAGCGAACCGTTTTATTTAGAAGAATTAACTCATTGGATGGGTATAAGTTATGCGGAAAGATGTATTGAAAAGTGGAAAGAACAAAATCAAACAAAATAATCCTTTTAATATAAGTGGTATGTAACTTAAAGTTACAGTTAGAGTATAAACAGAATTGGAAGAGTTACATGGGAATAGAACTTAATGAAAGGTTTATTTTAAAAGAAAGTGGTGATAAAAATGTATATCTGTCCAAAATGTTTAGAATGTTTCGCTGATCAATATGAGCTTTTTGAACATTTTACATTGTGTGGAGCGGATAATGATTCTTAAGTATTTTAATAAATTTAAAGATGTAGTTGGTTTATGAAGTTGATTCAGTAATATGTATAAAATCAATATAGAAGTACATTTAACAAATTTGCATAATTCCTAAAAAATACTTTTATAAGACGTTATTATAAAATAAGATAGTAAAGAGAAATTTAAAATTATTAACAGTGAGATGGGGAATTGAATAGGATTATATTAATTACTTAATGCTGGGATATGTTTTAAATGGAGAATCAATTTAAAGAGATATTTGGTGCATGGGTTGCAGCAATAGGAACAATTACTTCCGCTATTGGAAGTACGCCTTTTAATTTTATAAGCAGTAATGTAAGAAAGGATTTAAATGTTTATGGAAACGTATTACAGGCTGTTGGAAATGCTTTAGAGGCTGATGGTCAAGGAGAAGTGTCTCTTGAAAAAATCGGTAATGAAATCCAATCAATTGGTAATGTCACTGTAATATCTGGATTGATTATCGATTTTAAAGAAGAAACACAAATTAAATTAGTGATTGCCGGGAATTGGACACAGGCTTTGGGTGGACTTACAGCATTAGCAGATGAATTTGAGGATACATCCGATAAAGATGAATACTTAAATATTATAGGAAACTTATTACAATCAATTGGGAATTCATTACAGGCAATAGGAGGTATTGAAGAATTAAAAAGTATCAGAAATGAGGACCAGTCTAATAAAGAAGGTAATGTAAATGATGTGGAGAAAGATACAAACACTCAGGTAAACAACGAAACTAATGAAAATGAAGAAGGAAAGCTAATAGATATTATAGGAAGTTGGGTTCAAGCGGTTGGTTCTGTAATTTCATTAATTGGACAAATACGTGAAGAGAGTGAGGAATTGGAAGGGGACGATGAATAGAGTAATTTAATAGAACAATTAAAACAATAATTCTTTTAAATTGAAAGCAAACAGAATATAGTCCGGCTAGAAAACTAGAGGACACCAATTCATTAAAGCAGCAATTAAAGCTGTTTTAGGAATGGGTGTCCTTTTTATTTTGAAAAGGGAGATGGGGAAATGAAGGCGCTAAAGGATCAGCTACGTAAAGAAGAAAAATAAGAAAAAACGAAAAGAAAATTAAGCACTTGTGATATTAAAGATTTAATGGGAATGTGTGGCCCGCGTTATGAACGTAGACGCGGAGCTTTAAGGCAAAAGTAATTTAAAAATAAAAAGGAGTGGTCTTATATGACTAAACAATTATCATTCTTACCAAAAATCGATAGAACAGCGACACAAGAGGAATTAGAAGGTGTGTTGGAAAGCGTACGTATACATAGACAATTTGGGATGATGCGTAAAGAAATGAAAGTCACTCCTTCTTATGAAATACGTGAGCACGGTCCTACGCATGCAGTTGGAAAACCACTAGAAGATGTTGCAATAGCAAATATTCAACAAAGCAAACGAGAAGAGTGGCTTGAAAGAATATCATTACGTATAGATCAATTTTTAAATCGATTAGGGAATGGTCGTGCAGGAAGTATTCAAAGGGATATTATTTGTAAACGTTATTTGGAAGAAGAGGATGTATGTGATTACATGGTTTATAACGAAATCGGAATGTCAGAGCGTACTTATCGACGTTGGAAGTCTAAAGCATTTTACAAACTCGCTTTTGCGCTTGGATTAGAAGTTTACGAGACAGAAGAAACAGGAGGTAATGAATAATGAATTTTGTTCAACCGATACGTGATCCAGAGCAAATACAACAGCTAAAAGAATTCTTTAAGGAAAAAAGCTTACGTAATTACATTCTCTTCATTATGGGTATTAATACAGGTCTTAGAATCTCAGATATTTTGAAACTAAAAGTAGGGGATGTCAAAGGCAGTCATATATCTATGAGGGAAAAGAAAACAGGGAAACAAAAACGCATACAAATTACTGCAGCACTGAAAAGAGAACTTAAAAGGTTTATTGAAGAAAGAGAAGACAATGAGTATTTACTACAAAGCAGACAAGGGAAGAATCGTCCAATAGGTCGTAGTATGGCATATAAGATATTAAGTGGAGCAGCGGGAGAGTTTGGATTAGATGAAATAGGAACGCATACGCTGCTTTTTCTTTTTAAATCTAGGGGTATCGTAGCATTTTGGAAAAATCCCACGCTAAGAGCATGCAAGATTTTATACTGTTTTTCGGCTCATTCAGTAACAAAGGAGAACACTAAAACCGCGCCAGGATAGGGATGTATAAAAATATGAATAGGGTTAAAGAAAAAGAGAAAGAAAAAGGTGAATTCCTTTTGAAAATAGGGATTCGCTTTTTTCTTGCTACCGATAATGAGACGTTATGTTGCCTAGTTCTGTATAGAGTATTCATATGTTTTAAATAATTCATCTTGAATCTAAGTACATTTCCTTAACAAGTGCATAGAATAATTTTGTAAAAACGTGAAAGGATTGGGGAAAATGCACTATAATCCTTATATATATCCATATCAATATTTTTATTATGTTAACACGCCAATACCAATGTATAACTATGGAAGACAGTCTGTTTACTCGACTTTTCCTAATGAGACAGAGCATGCAAACAGATATGATTCTTTTCGTTCTTCCAACGGTGACAGAAGAATTTCATTAACTGATTATGGACCAAAACCATTTGTCGTTAATATCAATGAAGCAACGAAACAAAATAATACCTATCGTACTGCTTTATGGACAGGAACACATTTACAAGTTACTTTAATGAGTCTCAATGTTGGCGAAGATATCGGTTTAGAAATGCATTCTAACGTTGATCAATTCTTACGTATTGAACAAGGCCAGGGGATTGTTCAAATGGGAAAAAGTAAAGATAATTTAAACTTTAAAAGAAATGTCTATGATGATTATGCCATAATGATACCGGCTGGAACATGGCATAATCTAACCAATACAGGTAATATCCCTCTAAAACTTTATTCAATATATGCTCCTCCTAACCATCCATTTGGTACTGTACATGTAACAAAAGCTGATGCCATGGTAAATGAATAAAACTATTAAAAGTATTAAAAAGGATCTTGGATTGAAGATCCTTTTTTTATGTCTATAATAGGACGTTATGTCTACTTGATATGTATAGGATATACATCGTCAGTTTTACTGGACAAGTATACAAGCTAAATTACTTGATTTGAATATAATTAATTATATTATGTTTCAAAAAAAGGCGGTGAATTATTTTGAACTCATATTTTTCAAAAGCAAAGAGATGCTGTCCTAGGCTTTTCCCTGCTTTCCCACCTGCTGTTCCTCCTATTATTGTGAAAGCTAAATTTCTTTATGTATCTAGTACTGACGGCGACATCGATGATGACACTATAGAAATTTATAATATTATCAATCCTACAACTCCTGTACGCGTAGGAGAATTTGCATCTATAACTAGTTTAGGTCCTGCGGGATTAGCTATTACAGGTACTACTCTTTATATCGCAAATTTAGGCGATGGTGTAGAAATTTACAATATTACTAACCCTATAGCCCCTATACGCATAGGAGAATTTGGGACAGCAGATTTAAATGTTCCTGATCAATTAGCTATTACAGGTACCACTCTTTATGTCTCAAATGGTGGTGATAATACAGTAGAAATTTATAATATTACTAATCCTACGTCCCCTGTTCGTATAGGCCAGTTTGGCGCTGGAGATTTAAATGGTCCTTCTGGCATGACTATTACAAATTCCACTCTTTATGTAGCAAATACTGGAGATAACACAGTAGAAATTTATAATATTACCAATCCTATGGTTCCTATACGAGTTGGCGAATTTAACGCAGGAAATTTAAATATTCCTGCAGGATTAGCTACTATAGGTACCACTCTTTATGTAGCAAATGCTGGAGATAACACAATAGAAATTTATAATATTATCAATCCTACAACTCCTGTTCGTGTAGGAGAGTTCGGCGCTGAAAATTTAAATGGTCCTGCTGTATTAGCTATTACAGATACTACCCTTTATGTAGCGAATGTTTTCGGTGACAATATAGAAATTTATGATATTACTAATCCTACAACCCCTATACGTGTAGGACCGTTTGGTGCTGGAGATCTAGATTTCCCTAATGGATTAGCAATTTTTACAGTATTCGGATACGACTACCAATAACGATAATTATGTAAATAAGCTGTCCACATGGGCAGCTTATTTTATTTTTTTTACATAGCATAGATTATTTTGAAAAATGCTGGTGGTATTCCTATGCAATTACTCATAATTTTCGAACTGTGTAACTCAAAAGAGAAAGTTAAATGAAATCAATGATACCAAAGGGTTCAGCAAAGAGGTCAGTTACACACAATATAAGATATGGGTAAGTGAAGAAACGGCATAAAAAAGAAGCGTAGTTCGTCAAATGGATGTAATGCTCTATTACTATTAAGTTGAGAAATTCATTGTTTCCGATTAATTGCATCTGTTTATTGTGATTCTTATTGATTTTAAAAAATAAAAAATCGCCTTATTAAAGGCGATTCATTTTGTATTCTTTTGATAAATAAATATCTTTTAAAATTAAATGCAATGTTCTACATTAACGTGTTTCTGGATCTTTGTCTTTTTTTCTAAGACCGAATAATCCTACTAGTCCCAATAAACCAAGCCAAGCCCAATTATTATTTTTATCACGATTATCATTTAAATCATTTGTCGTATTTACATTTCGAGTTCTCACATCATTATTAACTCTATTCATGTTATAGTCATTAACTTTATTCGTGTTATAGTCATTAACTCGAGTTGTAGTATTATTATTGTTAACTCTATTCGTATTATATCCATCGTATTCAGCATGGACGCTTGTACCAAAAACCGTAATAGTTAGTATTAGGGCACCTAAAATAGATGAAAGTTTTTTCTTCATAGTTTTCCCCCTCCTTTCATATTCAGTAATGTCTCCAGTTTTTTAGGCAATATTCGTTTGAAAATATATAAAACCATTTGAATTGAAATGTATTTATTATTTATAAGAATAAATTTTTGGTAACTGTACATTCTATGAGAGGTAATTACTATATTTGGGTAAGGTGTTCCTTATGAGTTATAAGAACTTATTTTCTTTAATCCAGAACATGGTTAGGAAAATTTTTTCTATAGTAAGTATTGTTGCTAAAAGTCTAATTTCTTTAAGGAGGAATATTTTTATGGGTATTTTAAGTGGAAATCCACAAAATGAACCAATGCACTATGGAGAAGTCTTTGGGATTTGGAGTTACCTTGCAGCGGCACAAGGTGCAATTGCTGGATATCAAGTTCTTATTAACCACACAGGAGACGAGGATTTAAAGAAATTTTTAGAAAACCTTGTAGAGAATGATATCCAATCAGAAGTTGAAGAATTAAAAAATATATTAAAATTGAATGGTGTTGCATTACCACCAGCACCTCCAGAAAGACCAGTTGCATCTATTGAAACGATTCCTCCTGGTGCTCGTATTAATGATGCGGAAATTGCAGCTAAAGTTTCTATGGATCTTGCTGCTGGGTTAGTAGCATGTAGTCAAGCTATGGGACAATCCCTTCGAGAAGATGTAGGAATGATGTTTGGTCAATTTCATATGAAAAAAGCACAAGCTGGAGCTATATTACTTCGTCTGAATAAGAAAAAAGGTTGGATTATTCCGCCTCCATTACATGTTCTACAATCAGATCAAGCATAATACCTAAATAAAATTCAATCTATTCTTTATGACTGTTGCAGTGAAGTTGTCTAGAAAAATAAAGGTTATTAGTGAATTAAAATAAGTGGCAGAGTCGTGACCGCTTTTTGGCAGTAAATGTGCCGGCTGTTTTGGAATCAATGTGATATATTTGTATTGTGAGTAGTCGCGGAAAACATTACTTATAAAATTCCTGATAACTGAAAATGGATCGTCATAACCGGTGGCGAAGGTTGCAGATTGGATGAACAGTTATTTCTTGTTTTCACATTTAATTGCAATTCACGTTGTATAAACGGGGAAGGGCTTTTGCTCTTCTTCCAGTTACTTAATAATGTACAAACAAATTGATGCAGCAATATTAGGTGATTGGAAGAAGGAGAAAACTTCATTTACCGTAATTGAAATACAAATAAATAATTGATATCAGAGCATCCATTCAGGTGCTTTTTTTTGATATGCTAATTAATTAGAAATCGGTATTCCAAGTACTCTTAGAGCTAATGCTACTTGAAGAGAAATCTCTAATCTAGCAATTTCGATACCAGCTACTGTAAGAACTAAAAAAAGGTTGGCCATTTACAAACAAAACAAACTCAACACAAACCAAATATTGTAAAGAAGGTTCAAAAACTATCTAATGTAACACATCATATATTTTGTTACGTAAATTCCGATAAAAATAGAGATAGTTAACTAAATGAAGTTTATGCAAGGGAAAGTGGATGTTTTAGGCTAAAAATAGCGTAAAATCAACGATGTATAAAAAATGTTGTAAGTTGAAGTTCTCGGAAGTGCCATAAACTTTGATATGACGGCATATTTCCCAAAAACCTTGTTTACATAAGTAACCTTATCGGTAGTCATTTTGAATATCTATTCATTTCCCGTGCATAGAACAAATTTCCTACTACTATTTTAAAAATAAGATTCTTTTTGTGCTAAGATGGATAAAAAAGGATGATTTTATGAGTTTTATATCGGTTGTGTTAACAAATGACTTCATATCAGTGATGGCGGATGGCATGGTTAGTAAACAAGAAGATGGTAAAATTACTGAACTTAAGTCGGATTATAAGAAATTCAAAAAAATATCAAAGTATCAATTTGTTACATTTACAGGTGCAGTAAGGATTTTTGGAAATATAGTTAATAAATATACGTATAAAGAAGACCCGTATGATTTAGAAATTGTTGCAAATGAAATTAAACAATTGTTACTGCAAGAAATCAGAGATAACAAGCTTGCTGGTCAAGTAGTTGTAGGCGGCATACAAAGCGGCGATATAGTTGCGTATACAATTACGAGTGATAATCAAATTAATGGGTTTTATAAGCCGATTGGTTCAGAGTTAGCACATTTACATTTAACAAGCGATTATATAAATCCTAAAATAAAAGAAAATGTACATAATTTATTTATCGATTTTTGTAAGAGGACTAACAATATAGAGGAATCACAGATATTGTTGAATAAAGTTGTGGCTGATAATGATCCAACAGTTAATAATAAGGTACAACGTTTGTTAATTGAACTTTAAAGTAGCGAATTTGCTACTTTTTTTATTTTGTAAAGCGATTAGCGTGAGGTGGTGTAAATGGAAGAAGAAAATATAGACGTTCCTACATGCTCTGTTTGTAATGAACTCTGCATGTGGACATTAAAAATGCCATTAACTATTACTCATTTTGATAAAACATATCTCCGTGAAGCAAATACGGATAATGCTCATATATGCATTGAGTGTTTAGAGAAGGAAGTGCAAACAATTGGATAAGGGGGCAGGTGTTATGTAATTATGGCCAGACAACGAAGTCCAGACCGTAACAAAGCGTATGAAATATTTAAAGAACATAACGGTGATATTACGAATCGTAAAATTGCTGAATTGTTGTCTACATCCGAAAAAACTGTAAGCGAAAAAACGGTTGGTGGATGGAAATCCAAAGATGGATGGATAGACAAATTAAATGGAGTACTCCATAAAAATGAACTTAGTACTCCGAAGAAAGATACGGAGTACTCCAAAAAGAAACCAGGGGCACCCAAAGGTAATAAGAATGCTGTAAACAATCGCGGGGGAGCTAAAAAGGGCAATAAAAATGCTGTTGGTAATCCCGGAGGTTCTGCTCCATTGCGCAATGGTAATGCTGCTACTCATGGTTTATATAGAAAGTATTTACCGCAAGAAATATATGATCTGAAAGAAGAATTAAAAGAAGCAGTTAACAATGATTCATTATCAATCATTTGGGATAGCATTATGTTGCAGTACACTCAAATCATTCATGCTCAACGTATCATGTTTGTTAGGGATAAAGAGGACATGACAAAGGAACTGCGAAAGAAAAAACTTACCGAAAGTGGATTCGAGGAAGAATGGGAAATTCAATTCGCCTGGGATAAGCAAGCTAGTTTCTTAAATGCTCAATCGAAAGCAATGTCAACATTAGTAAATCTTATTGAAAAATACGATAGGTTAGCTAATACAGAAGAACAAAAACTACGAGTTGAGAAACTCAAGAAAGAAATCGCTGCTATTAAAGTTGATGGCGAAACTAACCAGAATACAGAAGACTGGAAAGAGTCACTTATGAAGATAGCGGAGCGCAGACGTAAACAAAAGGAAGCTGAAGCTAATGAGTAGTACTGCTTTTAGTGAGTTCATGGAGATAATCGATGTTTATTGGGATGATCCAGTTGCGTTTGCTGAAGATATGCTTGGTTTTTATCCGGATGAATGGCAAAGAAAAGTTCTTATGGATTTAGCACAAAGTCCAAAGGTTTCTGTGCGTTCTGGTCAAGGTGTTGGTAAAACAGGTCTTGAGTCAGTTGTTGTTATTTGGTTCCTCTGCTGTAGACCGAACCCAAAAGTTATTTGTACAGCCCCTACAAAGGAACAGTTATTTACTGTACTTTGGGCCGAAATAGCTAAATGGTTAGAAGGTAGTGCAGTTAAAAATCTTCTTAAATGGACTAAAACACGAGTATACATGATTGGTAGTGAAGAACGTTGGTTTGCTACTGCTAGAACAGCAACGAAGCCGGAGAATATGCAGGGTTTCCACGAAGATTATATGTTATTTGTATGTGATGAAGCTTCTGGTATAGCAGATCCTATTATGGAAGCTATACTTGGTACTTTATCTGGCGCAGAAAATAAATTGTTTTTATGCGGAAACCCAACAAGAACAAGCGGTGTTTTTTATGATTCTCATAATCGTGACAGAGATTTATATAAAATACATAAAGTCTCTAGCTTAGATAGCCCTCGAACCAGTAAAGACAATATAGAAGTATTAAAAAAGAAATATGGTGAGGGTTCAGATGTTTGGCGTGTACGTGTACTTGGTGAATTTCCTAAAGCAGAAGCAGATGCTTTTATTCCACTAGAGATTGTAGAGCAAGCAGCATCTTGTAAAGTAGAGCCGACTGGTGAAACACTTGACTTAGGTGTTGACGTTGCGCGATTTGGTGATGATGAAACTGTAATTGCTCCAAGGATAGGAAATAAAGTCTTTAAATTATTAAACCACTATAAACAAGATACTATGGAAACTGCTGGTCATGTATTGAAATTAGCTAAGGAATACATGGCAAAGTACAAGCAGTTAAAAAGAGTTGATATAAAAGTCGATGATAGTGGTGTTGGTGGTGGTGTTACGGACAGATTGAAAGAAGTTATTAAATCTGAACGATTACCATTCAAAGTATATCCGGTTGTGAATAACGGGAAGCCGCTTGATGATGAGCATTATGATAATGCAGGTGCAGAAGGTTGGGCCGTAGTAAGAGATTTACTTGAAGAGAATATGAAAGCATTTATACAGGGTGAAGAACCTACAATGGAGATTCCAAATGATGAAAAAATGATTTCTCAATTTTCTAGCCGTAAATACAGAATAACAAGTAGAGGTAAGATTGCATTAGAGCGAAAAGAAGAAATGAAGAAACGCGGATTGCAATCGCCCGATAGAGCAGATGCTATAGTTCTAGCCTTCTATAAACCAAAAGTAGTTATGGGCGGTAAGGTTAAAAGAGTGTAGTCGGACATTAATTGTTCGGCTATTTCTTTTACTCTTTATTAATAGAAGAAAGGAGGACATACAAACGATATGAGCGATAAGAAAACAATTAAGAATGTAAAAGTATTTGGTATTAATAAATCGGCTGATGATCCGAACAACAAGGAAGACAACAGCAAGCAAATGGCAGTTGATCCATTCGCTCAAACATATAGTGATAAAGGATTAATTAAACCTCCTTATGATATGGCAGTGCTACTGGATATAAAGGAAAGTAATCCTATTCATTCTGCTTGTATTAGCGCAAAAGTCGATGATATTGCTGGTGTTGGTTTTGACTTTGCCCCTTTTGAAGAAGTAAAAGAAGCCGCGAGCCAGGAACAATATAAAAGGTTAAAAGACTTTATGAGAAATTGTAATCCGGAAATGACAAGCTCCGAGATCATAAGGGCCGTATGGGATGATTATGAAACAGTTGGCTGGGGCATTATTGAAGTTGTTCGTAATAACAAAGGTGAACCGTCAGAACTATACCACATTCCAGCTCATACAGTTCGTGCTCATAAAGATAAAGTTCGCTTTGCTCAAATCGTAAGTAACAAAGAACGATGGTTTAAAAAGTTCGGTTATCCTGATGAGTTTCGTCTTGATGATGGTAATCCTTTAGGGGCAGAAGATATTGCGGAAAACGGAACAGAAAAAGCCGGAGAAGTAATTGTTATTCGTAAATTCGGTTCTCGTTCTTCTTATTATGGGATACCTAATTACGTTAGTTCTATCGGTTCAATAGTTGGATCTCAAGCAGTGAGAGATTACAATATAAACTTTTTTACAGGTAAGACAATTCCAGACGCTCTGCTATTCCTTGAGGGTGTCGATGAAATAGATGAGGGAACAGAAAACGAACTAAAAGCATTTTTCTCTGCAGAAACTAAGGGTGAACATCATAAGTTGGCCGTGGTTCCTGTTCCACCAGGAGCAACAGCTAAGTTAGAAAAAGTCAGTCCAGACGTAAAAGAAGGTAGTTTCCGTTTATATAAGCAGGATAGCGCAATGGAGATATGTGTGGCCCATCGTGTACCACCTTATCGTATTGGTTGGGCTATGACAGGTTCATTAGGACAAACAACTGCTAAAGAAATGAACGAGATGTACAAGCGTTCTATTATTGAACCTGGACAAGAAATATTAGAACATCGATTAAATAATCAATTGTTCCGTGTATTTGCTGAAATACTAGGCGGTTTAGATTGGTATTTCAAATTAAATGAAATCGATACGGATGATCGTGAAGCAGATTTGAAGTATGCAAAAGACAGTTATGAGGGTGGAATATTAAAACTGAATGAGTCCCGTAAAGTAGTAGGTTATGAACCTGTACCAGAAGGAGATAAATTCTTTGATGGTAAAACCGAAGCTTCTCCACCTGAACCAATTGCTAAAGCTGCAAATAATGAGCAAGATAACTTAATTGCTATTAATACATTTAGGGAAAAGCATGAAGAAGTAGAGAAAGCTATGCAAAAGAAGGTAGCGGATTTTTTTCCGAGCAGGGAAAACGGCTCTTAAACCTGCTTCCCGTAATTCGTATTAATAAAGCAGATGAAAAATTTGTTCCTGTAATTGATGAAGCAGAAGTTGATGGATTTCTTGATAGTGTCGATTGGGATGAAGAAAGACAAATGTTTGTCGATGAAGTCACAGACACCCTACAGGATGATGTAACAGACTTTGTACAAAGTGCCATTGCATCAAACGGTTTAACCTGGATGGTATTAGACCCAATTGGTGACGTTGCTGCAAAATGGGTTGCTGCTTACGCTATTGAATTAGCTAAAGGAATCCATGAAACCACTAAAGATAGATTAAGAGAAACTATGTTAAAGAATCTTAGTGAGGGAATGGGTGTCGATGCATTAAGTGTTTCTATTGCAGATGTAATGTCAGAAGCAAGTAACTACAGAGCAATGATGATTGCACGAACAGAAACAACATATGCAATGAACTACGGTAATTTAATTGCTTATAAGGGCGCAAATAGAAACACGAAAACATGGCTTACAGGAAACGATGAGCGTGTTTGTAAAGAATGTGGTGGTTTACATTGGGAAACGGTAGATATTGATGATCTATTCAGCAATGGAAAGATGTGTCCGCCAGCTCATCCACATTGCCGCTGCACTATGATTTCAGAAGAGTAGTAAAATACACCTATTTGATTGGGGTTTCATCGTCAAAACGTATACGGCTTTAAATTGGCTGCTATGCGTTTTGACAGTGGAACCCCAATATTTATAGGGAAGGAGGTAAAACGATGGGATACGAACTAAAAAACGCCAATATCAGTTATATTTCACTAGTTACAAAGGGCGCAAACGGTCGTCAATTTGCCATTATGAAAAGTGAATCTGCTAAACAACCTAATATATCAAAGCAAGTTCCAATCCTTAAAACAGAAGAAGAGAAGCAGCTTGTTACAGGTGTTGTATATGAACCAGATGTAGAAGATTCACATGGGGATATTATGACCGCAGAAGAAATAGAAAAGGCTGCTTATACCTTTATGGAAAATTACCAACACATCGACAAGCAACATGATGAAATCGCTGGTAAAGGGACTGTGGTTGAAAACTGGATTGCTAAAAGTGATATGACAGTAGGCGAACAAGAAGTAAAAGCAGGAACGTGGCTTATGACTGTTCGTGTTGATGATGCAGAAACCTGGGAAGAAATAAAAAAAGGTGAAGTCACTGGTTTTTCTATGGGTGGATTTGGTGAACGTGTTGAAATTGCCAAGACTGATGATTTTACTCATGAAGATAAAGGCCTTATTCGAAAAATTCTAGATTTCGTTAAAGGTGAAACTCACAAAATCGCAAAAGGTGAAGTAAAAGACCGCTTTGTTGATGAAAAACAAAAGCGTGATTTGCGGGCTGTTTTTAATTTATTTGAAGATGTGTTCTATTGGGAGATTTGGGAAAGTAACCCCGATATCGACCGTATGGCAGCTGCTCTTGATGATATGAAGGACATACTTTCTTCTATTAAAGGCGGTTATACCATTGCGAAATCAGAGGACAGTGTACAAGCAGAAAGCATTGTTTTAGAAAGTATTAAAAAAGCTGGGAAGGTATTATCCCAAAAGAATCATACAAAATTAGATGAAGCATTAGCTTTAATTACTGAAATAAAAGAAGCAGCTTCACCACAGGAGGAAGACGAAATGAAAGCAGAAGATATTGCAGAGATTGTTAAACAAGCAGTAGAGCCACTAGCTACTAAATTAGAAAAGATTGAAAAGCAAGTGAATGGCGAAGAAGTAGAACCGACACCAGAAGAGCAAACAGATGAAGAGAAAGTTGCAGCGGTTATCCAAAAAGCATTAGCGCCATTTGCTGAACGTCTTGAGAATATCGAAAATGCTGCTTCTATTCGTAAAGGCTTAGACCCAGACGAAGAATTCACACCAGGGCAACAATCAATTAAAAAGTCTAAATGGGCAGGGATTAACCTGTAAGAGGAGGATTTATTATTATGACAATGACTAACGCACAACTATTAAAACGTTTAGATCGTATTGAAAAGGCAGCAATGACAACAAGTGGAATGAATGCAGGATTATTAAATCCGGAGCAAAGTAAAGAATTCTTCCGTATGGCGTTTGATACAACACCATTCTCACAATTACACCGTAAAGAAATGCGTAAAGCGAAGCAGGGTGAATTAGATAAAATCGCAATTGGTGGCCGTATCTTACGTAAGAAAACAGAAAATAGCGATGATGGATACCGTGCCGGTGTGGAAACATCAAAAATTGAATATAATACAAAACCAATTCGTCTACCTTGGGAAATTACTGAAGAATTACTTCGTGAAAATATTGAAGGTGAAGGTTATGAGGATACAGTAATGGAACTCATGTCTACTCAAACCGGTATTGACCTTGAAGACTTACATTGGAATGGTGACCTAGATTCTTCCGACCCATTCTTAAATATTAATGATGGATGGTTGAAAAAAATCAAGAAATCAAAAGCATCACATATTGTGGACCATGCTAAATTAGTAACTGGTACAGGTGAAGCAGCAACTGCTAATGGATTCGGTAAAGGTCCTATCTTTGCGTTATCTGGTGCAATGCCAAATAAATATAAAAATAGTAATCTACGTTGGATTATGTCTCCAAACCGCAGAGAGAAATGGATTGAATATTTAACAAATCGTCCTACAGGTGCCGGTGATGCTGCATTACTTGGAGCAGGAGATCAAGTTAATAAACCAATGGGATATGGAATTGTGACAGTGCCATCTTTAGCAGATGATGTAATTCTTCTTGCAGACCCTAAAAACTTTATTGCAGTTAATACATACGATACTCGTATCCGTAAAACAACAGAAGGTAAAGCTGCAGTAATGGAAGATAAACGATTCTATGTAATTCACTTTGATGATGATGCTGTAATTCAAGAAATGGATGCAGTAGCAATCCTAACAAATATTCCGGATGCGTTTGGAGCTTAATATCCAGGCGTATTTTTTATGGAAACAAACTCTTTGTTATTAGGGTTTTGAATGTATACTTTTTTAATATTTTCTTGTTTTTAATGGAAAACGAGATACAACCAATAAAATCAACAATACGAATGTAAACTTTCATATAATAGTTTGCATTCGTGAAAGGGGTGTTAATTATGAAAGTAGTTACGCTGCGATTCGGTGGCACTTACACCGCTTATGGACAAAAGTTTAAGAATGGCCAAGAAGAAACAGTTGCAAACGAAAAAGCTGATTACCTTGTAAGCACTGGACATTTTGAACTTGTAAAAGAAGTCGATAAGAAGGAGAAAGAAACATAATGGATATTACCTTACAAGACATTAAAGACCGCGTAAATGTGCAAAAGATGCCTGATACAGTAATTCAACAACTAATAGATTACTATGCGGTTATTGCTAAGAAGTATTTAAGAGTTAAGCCGGAGAATCCAATGAAAGAAATCATCCAAACAAGTAAATTAGCTTGGCTTTCTTTTCCTGCTGAATCTATAGCAAAAGTAACTCATGTTAGTTCTAAACAAGATATGACCGATTCTATTACTATAAATGGGCGTATTGTTTATGGTTTATCCGAAAATCAGTTATATGAATTCGAATATAAGATACAAGATTATGATGATCTGCAGGTACTTATGAAGAAATGTATTATTGATTTGGTTGTTTCTGCAGTAGTTCGTGCTAACTTACAACGAAAAGGTATGAAGACATCGGAGAGTATTGGTGATTATTCGTACCAGATTAGCCCAGAAACGCTAGATGAACCAGCTACAAACAATAAGATACTCAATGGTTTAAAAGGTTTTAGAGCCAGAGTTAAGCCGGTGATGGCCACATGAACGAAATGTATTTCGATGATGGTGGGATGGATGATTTATATATTCATGAGGTAGTTGTAAAACGAAAATCAAAAAAGAAACAATCCTCTGGTAATTATGCAGAAATAGAAGCGGACGTTTACGAGAATATGACTTGTCGTGTAACTACTAATTCTGCTGCTGATAATGAGAGATTTAAGCGTGATAAACAAAATTTCGATACAACCTTTAAGATATATGCACCTGCTTCTTACATAATTAAACCCAATTATCTTATTCATTTCAAAAATGAAGATTTGGGTGTTGATTATACGTTTGAAGTAAAAGGAGAACCGCGTAATCCTGCGTTTATGAATCACCACATTGAAATTTATTGCGAAAAGGTATGAATCTATATGGCTAATTCAGTAGAAATTGAGTACTCAAGCAATATGGAGCAAATAAAGACGCATATTAACGCTATGTGTGTTGAAAAAGTCACAGCAGCATCTATTCATTTACAAAATCAAGTTAAGAAGAATCTCATGGGTAGCCGTAGCGGTAAACAATACAAAATACCTCATACGAGTCGAAAATATACTGCTTCTAAACCAGGTGAAGCTCCTGCTGTTCGTACCGGTGACTTGTTAAATTCAATTAAATACAATGTTAAACGGTCACAATCAGAGGTATTGGGTGCAGTAGGGAGCGATTTGAAGAAAGCAATATGGCTTGAAACTGGTACAAGTCATATGGAAGCCCGTCCATTCCTATTAAAAGCGTTTGAAAAAGAACGTAGAGAACTTAAAAGAATGATGGGAGGGTAATAGATGTCTAACACTATTGCAGCTATTAGAATGCTTGTAGAGAACGATGAAATAATAAAAGCTAATCTATCAGAATATGGTGAAGGCGAGGACAAAGGCCCTGCTCTTACATTCCAAACCGCACAAGATGATATGAACATGCCTTATGCAGTTATAAGAATTGAAGCAAATAATCCGGATGACGTCGAAATTATAGCCCGTATGATTCTTAATTTTGATGTGTATTGTGATAACGGGGATTATGATAAGGCAAATACAATTGCTACACGTATTGAGAAGTTACTAGATAGAGAAGTCGGTTTAAAAGATGATGGGATACTTTCTATACATCGTGCAGGTAGTATCCCTGTACCAGATGAAGACCCATCTATCATTCATATAAATGTAAAATTTCTTGTCCGAACCATGCGAACGGACTTGTATTAGGGGGTAGGACAAATGAGCTGGAAATTAATTAACGGTGTCCGTGAAGGGACTACAGATAATTTTGTTATCGGTCCTGGTGTCATGTACAAAGGGTTTAAAAGTGTAAAAGAATTAGGTGAACTTGTAGGAGCAACTACAGGCGGAACAAAAGTTGGTTTTGATCGTGAGTATTATGATGCAGATATTGATGGTGTACTAGGCAAAATGGTGCGCGGTAAGTGGTTATTAAAAGATGAACCGCATGTAGAACTTACATTAGTAGAGTTTACAAAAGAAAACCTGCAGTTAGCTTTACCAGGGATGACGGTAGATAGTACAACTGAAACAGATTACGATATTATGAAACCTTCAAATGATATTCCAGATTCGAATTACCATGATATCGCACTAATCGGTATGATTTCGGGCAGTGAGTTACCAGTAATTTTTGTAATTCGTAATGCAATGGTAGTTTCATCTATTGAAGTAGATCTAAAAGACGGTAAAGGAACTGTTGGTTTGAAATGTAAGTTTATCGGCCATTACAGTGAATCTGCACCAACTACACCACCATACGAAATCTATTTACCAAAGAAAAAGAAAGCAACAGTACAAAAAGCACCGGCTACCGCATAAATGGTAGTCGGTTTTCTATTGCATGAAACGAGCTGAATACAAAAAAGGAGCGGACGAAATGACTTCTATATTAGAAAAAATGATGAATACCGGTACAGAAATTACAATCTTAGGTGAAAAAGTAACAATGCGACGATTAAATGTAACGGACGTTTGGCGATTCGCTAAGATTATTTCGAAGGTTGGACGCAACGCAATAGTTAACTTTGCTGATTTCGGTAAGGATAAGCAAGCAATGGATGAACTAACTAAAGCAGCAAAATCTCTTCCAGAAGAAGAAAGACAAGCACAATTAGTTGCACTTAAAGAGAAGCAGCAACAAAAAGGATTAGAATTCGCTTTCCGTGTTCTAACGATGATCCCTGCTTGTGAGGATGATTTTACAGAGTTCTTTGCTAGTTTATTAAAAGTGAAAGCCGAAGAATTTAGACAGTTCCCTCCGGAAGCAATGGTTGCTGTTATACAGGGCCTATTAGAAAGTGAAGACTTAATGACTTTTTTCAACCAGGTCAAGGGACTCGTGAAAGTTCAGAGCGAGAAATGGAGCCAATCAGCAGCAGCTCCGATTCAAGCTTAAACGAAAATTCAGATGAATATTTAGAGGAAGCCGAACAAAACATGTTACGTGCTTTCGATAAGATCCAAAAACGGTATGGATGGACAGATGATTATGTCTTATCAATACCGTATTCGCGTTTAATGGATCTGTTTTCTTTAATTGCACGAGAAGAGCAGCAAGAAGAACTAAATGAGTGGAAGAAGATGGCGTTCATTGGCTTTCAAACCCGTCAACTTGAAGAAGGTACTACTTTTAATGATTATCTTCAAGCCTTTGGACTAACGGACACCCAGGACGATAAAGAATCATCTTATGAAATGGGTGAAGTATGGACGAAAGAAGAGTGTGAAGCGCATGCTGCTCAAATCATGGCTCACTTCCAAGAAGACGATGAAGAATAAAATGGTTATCGGCCCCGTGAAAGGGGGTGCGTAAATGTTAGCTGAAATGTTCCAACTGTTCGGAACGATTGGTATTAAAGCAGAAGGCGCTTATAAAGATTTACAACAATTCGAAGATCGTGTACAAAAAACTGCAAATGGAATGCATGATAAGTTTCAAAAAGCAGGGGAATCAATTAGCCATGTAGGTAGCAAGATGCAAGAAACAGGCGCAAATATGACTGCCGGTGTTTCATTACCTTTAGCTGGTATTGGTGCAGCTGCTGTAAAAGTAGCGTCTGATTTTGATGCATCTAATAGAAAGCTAGAATCTACACTTGGTTTATCAAAAGAAGCTACAAAAGAGCTTGGTAATGTTGCAAAAGATACCTGGAAAGATGGATTTGGAGAAAGTATTCAAGAAGTTGATGAAGCCGTAATACAAGTAAGTCAAAACATGAAGAATCTTTCTTTCGATGAAATGCAGGGAGCTACGCAGAACGCTATGACTCTTGCAAAAACTTTTGACACGGATGTTAATGAGGTTACACGAGGGGCCGGACAGCTTATGAATCAGTTCGGTTTAGATGCAAAAGAGACATTTGACCTTTTAGCTTCTGGTGGACAAGCAGGCTTAAACTTCTCAAATGAAATGTTTGATAACATTTCCGAATACGCGCCTTTATTTAAACAAGCAGGATTTTCTGCAGAAGAGATGTTTACCATTATGGCAAATGGGACGCAAGATGGTTCATACAATCTCGATTACATAAACGACCTTGTGAAAGAGTTCGGTATTCGTGTACAAGATGGATCAAAAGGTGTAACTGAAGCATTTGCAGAAATGAGCCCAGAAACTCAAAAGGTTTGGGACAATTTCAATAAAGGTAAAGGAACTTCTGCAGATGTATTTAATGCCGTCTTAGGTGATTTAGGTAAGATGGACGATAAAGTAAAAGCAAACCAACTTGGTGTTGCTGTATTCGGTACAAAATGGGAAGACATGGGTGCCGATGCTGTATTAGGGCTAAATAACGCCGATGGTGCATTACAAAACGTTGATGGCAGCATGAAAAAAATGCAGAAAACGCAGCAAGAAGCTTTTGGTGTTCGTTGGCAGAAACTAACTCGTACCACAATGGCATCATTAGAACCGTTAGGACAAGCTATTTTAGATATTGCAGAAGTGGCACTCCCTCCAATCATTAAAGCAGTAGAAGTTGCTGCAAAGGCATTCAGTTCTATTCCTAAACCAATCCAAATTGGTATTGTAGCAATTTTAGGTATGGTTGCTGTATTAGGGCCGTTAATTGCCATGATGGGATTTATGACAAGTGGAGTAGGTGCATTTGTTGGCTCGTTTAGATTCCTGGTACCAGTATTAACAAAAGTACCAATGCTATTTACAGGGATCCTAAAACTTGGCCCTAGATTAATAGGTATGTTCGGAATGATAGGAAGAGCCGTTGCTTTTCTAGGAAGTACTGCATTTGCAGGATTGTTAAAGGTTGGCCCTAAACTTATTGGTATGTTTGGTGCAATAGGAAAAGCCCTAGCACTATTGGGCAGATCCATGATGACTTTACTGATGAATCCTTGGACGATTGCCATACTAGCAATTGTAGGATTAGTATATTTAATTTACAAAAACTGGGATGACATTGTTAAATACACCAAACAAGCAGTTAAATGGCTTGGTGATGCCTGCTCTAAAGGTTGGGATGCAACTGTAAAAGGTGCGAAATCCGCTTGGAATGGGTTGTCTAAGTTCTTCTCTGGATTCTGGGAAGGTACGAAAAAGGTATTCAGTTCTGCAATGTCATTCATAGGTAAAATATTTTCTAAAGCTTGGGATGGTTATGTAAAAGTAGTTAAATTTTATTTCAGCTTAATGAAAAATATAATTACCTTTGGTTGGAATGCAATTAAAGCTGTATTCTCTTTCGCTTTAAACCTAATCAAAACTATTTTAGTAGGCGCTTTTAACTTCTATAAGACTCTATTCCTAACAGCCGTTAAATTATGGCAGACTATATTCCGTACAGCGTGGAATATCATTAAGACGATTTTTACCACTGTACTTAATTTCTTGAAAACATTTATTCGTGCTGCTTTTGAATTCATAAAAAATGTGATTTCAACAGTAATGAATGTTATTAAAACTATCATTTCTGCAGCATGGAATTTTATAAAAACAGTATTTGTTACTGTATTGAATTTCATTAAAAATACTGTTCAAACAGCATTCAACTTCATTAAAGACATAATTACTTCCGTGATGAATGCAGTTAAAAACTTTATTCAAGTGGCATGGAATTTTATAAAGTTCACAATCATTAGTGCAGTACGTGAATTTGTTGGGTTTGTAATTACTAATTTCAACAAATTGTATAACACAATAACCGATGTTGTTGGCGGTATAAAAGAATTTATTGTTAGTAGCTTTAAAACTATAAAGAAAGCAATCACTGGTGCATTTACAGGGGTTGTAGATACTGTAAAAGATGTATTTAGTAAGGTTGGTTCTATAGTGAAAAATGTAGCAAAAGATGCAGTTAGCTGGGGAAAAGATATTATTGCCGGTATTGGTGAAGGTATGTCCGGCATGGCAGATTGGCTTATAAAAAAAGCTAAAGGAGTTGTTTCGGGAATACCTAAAGCCGTATTAAAGTTCTTTGGTATTCGAAGTCCATCCCGGTTAATGATGGAATACGGGGGCTATATTACAGAAGGTCTTGGTGTAGGGATGGAACAAATGATTCCTGCAGTAGACAAAGCTTCTGAACTATTAAATAAAGCTGTTGTTCCACCTAAACCAATGAAACTAGTAACCGATGTATCTAATCAAATTGGACAAATGGGAGCACGTTCTGCTGATCTAATCGGTAAAACTGCACATCCATTTGCTGGACAAACCCACGTTGAGAAGAAAACGGATAATGGTGTAACAATTCAAAATGCTACATTTAAAGTCGCTGTTGAGAAACTACAATCTGCAGACGACTTTGTAAAAATGAGAAAGCTGCTACAAAACGTAGTTGCTGATGATCTAATGGGAATGGCGGTGCGAAATGTATGAGTATATTAAAAACATTGCATAGAAGAGCTGGTTCATACCATCTCTTAGGAAAGGCTGCAGAGTTAAAAGACACAATAAGATATACCATTGATTTCTCATGGCCAGGGACATATAACTTTTCGTTTTTGTCCCAGGTTCCTATTGGTTCTGATGGAATGCTACCGAATAAATACTTTGTTGTTCGGGTTAATGGGATTGAGAGATTCAGAGCACGAGGTCCTTATGATTGGGAAGCGAGAGAAATCTTTGTAGGTGCAGGTCCACAAACGATTGAATTTACAACAATCGGTTATGGTTCCTCTGATGTAGCATATATACGCGACGTACATTACTATGCATTTGGGCATGTACCTAATATCGAAAAGATTGAACAAACAAAATTACCGAAATCACTAGATGGCTTAAAAACTTATAATGTCATGCACGGATACCCTCGTTACCAGAGTGCGGGGAATAAAGGTTGTGAAGTAGAATTTACGGCTCTATTCAACGATATCAGTCATTGGCGTGAGTTCATGAGGGAAATATATCGCCCTCATATTATTACAGGTGATTACGGTACCTATGGGGGTATTATCCCGCCGAATGAAGTAGATGCAATACGAAAAGGAACGCTAGTCATAGCAAAATGCAAATTAATATCTATGTCACAAGCAGGAGTAGGAGTTGATGGAATGTGAGAGAAGGATCTATTTCTTTAATTAGAATGTTGGGGAGCTATTTCCAGGTTGGGAATAACTCCCCTAATTTAATTGTTTATATGAAAAGAAGAGACTCTTCTTCTTACGTACAAATACAACACCGTGTAATAGGCTTAGAAGTGCAGGAGAACTCAGATCAGTTTGCTAGTACATTTACTATTACCTTTGCGAATGAATACGGCCAAATGGCTCCTGATAACTGGTATGGTAAGTTCTCTTCTATTTCAGAATGGTTTTATAACAGTGAGGTAACAAATACAAACCAGCTATATCCGCAGACTGAATTTAAAGTGTCTATTGGCTACGGTGAGGAAGCATTACCTTATATACATGGTTTTGTATCTGATGTGAAGGTAAATGCCGAAAGCGGCACGGTTTCAGTTACCTGCACTACATCCTATAAGAAGGTTTTACATAAATCAGTAATCCCAACACCTGGATCAGATGAAATTGTTGCACCTACTGGTAATGTTTATGATGTTGTGAAGTTCTTCTTCCAAAAAGCCGGAGTTGTCCTACACGGTAACAGAGTAAATATTCCTGGAACCAATCAGAGCTGGATTGTAGAAGGAGCAACAGGAAAGAGATTTCAAAAATGGGATGAAATTGTCCGCGATATTATAGATACAACATTCCACTATATTAAACACGAACCAGACGGAAGTTGTACATTTATGAAAATGCCAGACTATGCAATTAACGAACCTGCAAAGTTTAGTTTTAGAGAAGGGGAAAATCTTATCTCTTTAGATATGCAGCTAACTGACCAGGATATAAGTAATAGTATTGTTGTTAAATGTGGAGATTACGCAAACGGATTTCTTAATTCGTTTCTATTAAAAAATGTATCGCAGGGTGATTTACGAGAGGAAATGATAGAAGTTCCCTGGGCGACAACGTTCTTTGCAAGAAGAGCGGTTGCTGCAGCTTATCATTTAAAAGCAATTCAAAAGTTCAGAACATTAACAGTAGCAGTAGTTGGTGATCCAAGAATTCAATTATTTGATGTTATTTCTGTTTACAATAGAGATTCTGGTCAACAGTGGAATTACTTTGTTAAAGGGATTAATACAATGATTTCTGCAGATGATGGATTCTATCAAACTTTAGATTTAACTGTTAACTATGGGTATGAACCTGCTCCTTATACAGATATAACCGGTATTACAGTAAATGTAGATACATTACGTTTAAAACTTTGGGATTGGGATTTAGAGGATGGCGATTTATTAAATATTTACTGTAATGATAAATTAATCGAAGAAAATTATTTCATCCGGAACAATCCGACGTATGTTGATATTCCACTTGAATACGGCGTGAATATCATCGTATTTGAAGCAGTACGAAACCCAAAAGGGATTCTTACAGGACGTTTGCAAGTACTGGATACGAAGAATAATATCTTATTTGATTATGGTTCTTTACCAGATTTATCATTTCCTCGGGTAAATCAAGACGCAAATCACTATTATATCCAGCGTCCAGCCAAAACATGGTCTGTTACGAGGGTGAATTAGGGGTGATTCTATGATAATGCAAAAAAACTTATATGATCCAATCATGTATTTGATGAAGGGATTAATCGATAGGCAAATATATACCGGTGGTAAACCAATGCCTGGGAATGATCCAAACGACGTATTTAAAGAAGGCATGACCGAAGGATATACACTTATTCGTGACGGCGCTCGTTTATCTGCAGTCGATGGAGATAAATATTTACACTATGATTTAGCTTTTAATGCACATGGCATGTTAGAAAAAGTTCTTGTCTCCCATAAAGTAACTGGAAAAGAGATGGAGATCCAATTAATTTATAATGCACAAAAACAATTGGAACGTGTGCAGCCGCGACTTCTTAATAAAGGTAACGGTATACTATCTGATTTACCAATTCCCGATGTGTCGTAATGATGCACGGGAATTTTTTAATACAAGAAAAGGGTGATTGCTCTTGTTTGAAACAACCTATTTAGCCGGTGGCCGATTAGATCCACCTTTTCATCCAACTAAACCAGAACCATTCATACCTGGTTTCATTATGGATTCTACATCATTTAAAACGGACGAAAAGAAATATACATTACCTGCAGATATGGAGATTTACGCAATTAGTGTTAGTTCATCCATTTACGAATTAGATGATAAATGGGATTTAATCATAAACGGACAAACCGTTTGCCAAGATATTTATACAAAGCGGCTCCCGGAAGGTATGCACTTTATGGTTTATAAAGCGATAAAAGCAGGAGACACAATTGTATTTCGATTCCATAACCAAGGGATTCTTGATAAAACAGTTTGGTTTGAATTGCACTTTTTAAGATAAGGGGGCGTATTGATGAGCTTTGCTGTTACTTACATGGCTGGTGGAAGATTCGACGCACCTTACTTCCCAACAAAAACAGAGCCATTCATACAAGGGCGAAGAGTTGGTATACATGATGAAATTCATGTAGATAAGTTTTCATTACCATTCGAAACAGAAATGATTGCTTTTTCTGTAGCTGCTTCACATTACAGTGATTCGGACTACTGGAATTTATTTATTAATGGCCAACAAGTATTTAAAGAGGTTTATGTAAAAGATGTGCCGGAGGGATTTAATTTCTCCATTGTAAAACCTATACCTGCTAATGCAGAACTAAAGTTTGAATACCACAATGCATCTGCAGAGAAAAAAGCTATATGGCTTAATTACCAATTATTAAGAGATTAGGGGCGTGAAATAGATGGCATACGTTGAAAAAATGTATACAGAAGGCGAATTCCAAGACGAAATTGTTAAATTGGTAATCGCTAACGGATGGAAGAAAGTAAAATCATTTTTCAAAGCTGTTTATCCAGATATGGAACAGAAATCTGACGATGATACAAAATTTGAATTTGGCATGAGTAAGCACATGTTAGTGAAGAACAATAGCGGTTCTATTTATGGGATTGCTCAAATTTCAAAATGGTCACTTAAAAAGTCAGAGATTAAATACAACTTCACAAATGAAGAAGGAAAGAAAGCTTTTGCCGAAGACGGTAAAAAACGTCTAGAAAGTGGCCGGGATCGTTCTTGCTTTTATGTTTACATGATTGAAAAAGAACCAAGCGTTGCTGATGAAGGTGTACTTGTTCTTCCTTATGAACCTAACAAATTTGAAAAAATATTATTAGATGTGGAATTAACTAAGATAGGAATTACTCTAAAGACAAATCCAAGTAGTGGCGGTATATATAAAGTTTACTCTTATGATGAAGCAGAGACACAAGTCATGATGTCTCCTTGGGTGAAAGTAACATTGCGAAATACGAATATCCAAGGTGTCGATGCTCAAACAAATTGGTGGCCAGATTCATTAGTGCGAATTAATGGCCAAGTTGATGAAAGTCGCGTTGTTTTATTAATACAAGCAGATAATACACCAGCTTTTGAAAACAATGTAGTTCCAGTTACTCCGCTTTATATGGGCCAATTAGAAAGTTACGCTAATGATGATACATTAGGGGATGCATTATGGGCAGGAACCGCATTTGATACCGGGAACGAAGCAGCATCACACAAATTCGATTTTAACGATACGAAACCATATAGAAATGTAGAAAATTACATGCCTGTCATGAAGTCTTATCCACGTTCTCCTGGTAATGGTATTGATAACGTAATTATTAAACGTTCACGATTAGGAGCAAGATACCAGGCTCATTTTATTGCTTGGAATGTAGCGCCTAATGCAATGCCACCAGATCGCGTTGGTAAAGATGGCGGTCAATATTCACTAGCATGGCAATCGCAGGATAATGACGAGTACAAATATCAATTTAACCCGTCTGTTTATAGCAATAAAGTACATACTTCTCGCGCTTATATTGTGCATCCAGATGAAGGTGTACGTGGATATTTACCTTATATGATCCTATTGTCTCCGCTAGGTCTATTAAATAGCGATAGATTAAAAGTTAGAAAGAATACTTGTCCGGATTCACACGACATTTACAAATTCTTTAATGTAGATGCTATTTCACCAATTACAAAAAGACCTGCTACGGCGTATCGTCCTGCTGGATTAGGTATTTTTGAGAAAACAGTATAAAGGAGCGTACATATATGTGGTTTGATAAAGTCGTATATTTACAAACATTACCGCAAGAATTAGAAAAACTATTTGCTGATAACGGTTGGAAACGAACGCTATTTTTCCAAATCAAGAGCGGCATTTCAAAATTTATTGATGTAAGGTTGTTTGAATCGTTAGGAAGTGATGGAGAACGCAGAAGGTTCGGTATAGCAAATGCGTATGATACTGCGGATTCTGATTTCACTGATAGCCGGTTTATTTCTGCAGATTCTCCACTAGGTAAATTAGGGATGGGGGATGGAGTAAAGAAAGACTTCTCTATCCCTGTTTCTCCTGTTCTTGGCCCTTCTGTCATTGTATATGTAAATGGGTTTGAGCAAGAAAAGAGTAAATATAAGGTGGATGCAACTACAGGAAAAGTAACATTTACTACCGCTATTGCAAAAGGCGATAAAGTTACATGCGAATATAGATTAGCTACCAACACATATGAACCGAATAATGACATGCTGCTATTTACTTTCAATCGATACTTTATTGAAAAAGAGATCCTTTCCGGTGATAAATTAGGGGAATTAGGAAAAGGAAATGGAACGAAAAAGAACTTCGCATTGCCATTCCCTAACTTTGACGAAAGTAGGACCGTAGTTTACAAGGATAATACTATTGTTGATCCTAGCGAGTATTCGTTCACTGAAACGGAAATTGTATTTAAAACCGCACCTGCAGCAGATACAACAATTAAGATTAGCGGTATTTATTTCTTATTACCAAAAGAAGACGGAACACTGGATACATTAACGGCAAAAACAAGTTTCGATGTACAAAAGATGGAAAGTATTATGGGCGAAGTATATTCTACGATTAATTTTGTGAACCCATCCCCTTATACATCAATTAGTTTTACACCGGAGCAGCGTTTCTCTAAAGAATTAAATCGCGACTCTGTTGTTTATCTGTATGGGAACGCAAACAAGGACCGCTTAATTATGTTTATGCGTGTCGATCCAACACCAAATCCAGTTCGTGCATTATTTGTTCCGCTGTATATCGGAAAATTATATACATTCGATGTTGCACCAAGAAAAAACATGATTATTCTAAGCGGCTGCAGACCAGGCGACCAATTTGTTTATTCACCAAATAAGAAAATTGGTAATGCGCCACTTGATTACGGTTCTGATACATCAAACGGAAACGAAACGGTTCAATTATCACAATCAAGCACAGGAGCCATGTACCAACACCATTATTTAGCTTTCATTACTCATGATATGTCAGTAGATAGTGGACAAGGACGCTTTAACCCATCGGTTTATAGTGGTAAATATCATTTATCTCAAATTTATATTGTTCATCCAAACGATGGATATGTTGGAAAACTAGATGATGTTTATGCAGTTCATCCGAAGAATATCCAGCAAGCCGATGAACTAGAAATTGAAAAAACAGTTGTAGATGAAGTACTTGGACAAGGTGACGGACACCGTAAAGTATTTCATTTAGAACATAAGCCAAAGGGAGAAACGTTAAGATTATTCATTTCATGTAAAGAAGTAGAAAAAACGGATTATGTATACAATGCAGAAGATAAGACCGTTACATTTAACGAAGCACCGGTTATTGGTTCTGAAATCACAGGCGCTTATGAAATGGCTCAATTATATCGTTACACATTACCAACAACGCCAGTTTGTCCTATGACACAAGCGAAAGCAACACCATTTAATCCAATTGGTTTAGCAATCTACAAAGAAGATATTTAAGCATAAGGGGGTAGCAGAAGAATGAGTGAAAAAGTTTATTCTATTGCTTCCCCTTCTATATGTACCAAAGAAAAAAGTCATGTTGTTGTCGTTGGTTCTGGACCAGATCGGAATGAAAAAGTTTATTCTTTTTCTATTACACCAGCGAATACAGAAAACAAAAATGATGTTGATTATCCAATTTGCATTGCTCCTTATGCGAGATATAAGGCTGTTAAAGAAGATAACGCAGGAGTAACCGCTACAAAAGTAAGAGCAAAAGGGATTTTAACAGATGTTGTAGAGAATGCATTGCGACAAATAGAGGTAGAAGCCTACATTTCAAATACAACTGATTTTGATTTGAATCGAAATATAAATGTGGCCAACATTGAAATGCAGCATTCGCAACGAATGGACAGTATTTCTGTTCAACTAATTTCTGCAGAAGAATCACCACAACATAGACGAATTTTCGATATAAACCATATCGAAGGGGTAGAGAGCACAAAACCAAACGAGATAGAAGCAATGGTACACGCTTCGGATGAAACAAATCTTATAACGAATGAATATGAAGCTGCACCGATCATAAAGCAGGATTTACTAAAAGGTAAGTTACGTGAATTCGTTGCAGGTGTGGAAGTATTACCGGAATGGGTAAATGTTGCGCGTATTGTATACGGTGAGGGTTTTTATAATGACCTTATGGCTGACAGAGTTACAACGGATTATGAAGCTGTATCAATGCATAATGAAACGAGCGATATTGTTACCAGGGAGCTAAAAGCTACACATGCAGAAGTTACTTTATCTACTGCAGTTCCAAATATATATCCTGTATCCATTGTCAAAAATGAAACTGGTGATATACAGCAAAAAGAAATACTTCTTCATGCTCCGGCACAATTCGAATTTGGTACCAAAGAGCGAGAAGTTAAAGGAATTATAGAAGAATTTGATTTGTTCAATGGTATGGGTATACCGGTTTATCTTCCGAATTATGATTTATTTGCTCGTATGCAAAGAAACATTGAAACATCTATTGCTACACAATATGAATCGAACCGCTTAGAAGAAGTAGAAAGCGTGAACCTGCTCCCTTATGAAAATATAGAAAGCGCGTATTTAATTCGTGACATAGATGTAGAGCAAATTAACCTGGATTACTCTATTCGAACAAAGGAACTTGCTGCAGATGTTATTGCAAGTAATGAAGTAAGCAAGAAAATAAATGTATTCGATACCGAAAGAAATGAATCTGCATCATTTACAAGAACAAAAGAACAGTATGCGAATGTAGATACAACACACACATTTGAACGTATCGTAGAAACACTTGATTCTATTTATGCCGATCAACAAGAAATCGCAAATAAAGAAAATGTATTTACAGCAGCTGTAGAGGTAGGACAAGAAGTTAAAAATGCTTCACGGGTATTATCTGTTAAAGATATTTCCGGAACTGACGATGCAAATAAATCGCAAAACATATTCGAGATACAGACAATTGTCGCAGAAGAAGCAGAGAGATTACATGAAATAAATGCCGGTATTACTACTGCAGATTATTCTCACCGTATCTTAAAAGAATTACAAGGCGTATCGCCAGACTTTACTTTTGCAGAAGTGAAAAATGAGTTGCAAGCAACTGTAGTTGAACTGGATCAAGCAGATAAAGAAGATACTGCAGTACTTACACATGTAGATGAAATTTCTTCATTCGGATTAAAAGAACGCTTAATTATTACCCATGTAGATACTGATGAAGTTGCCAATAAAACAGAAAAAGAATTTCAAGCTAACATAGAAGAGTTTGATTTATTTGAGGGCCTTGGTATTCCTGTATATCTTCCAGAATTCGATTTGTTCAGCCGTGTTCAAAAAGAACTAGAAACACGTATTACCTTATTTAATAATTCATCTAAATCATTAAATGTGATGCAGATGAAACTAGATCAAACAATTGAATCTGAAAAAGCAATGAAAGAACATATAACTGCAGTAATTGAAGAAGTGGCTTCTGACATCGTTCCAAATATCTTAGATACTGAACATATATCATTAGATATTTTTTATAAACAGGATACACAACAAGCTCTTATTACAGAGCAAGAAGCCTTTACCGGTATACGTGAATTTGAAGGCGGAATTATCTATGATATAACACCAGCCGATAAAGAAGTTATAACAACAGATACAAATGTAATTGAAACTGTAGAAGCAGCAAGAGAATCTGAACGATATGCAGTCGTTAGTGAACAAGAATTGTTAGAGCGACAGGCTATTGTAGACACTGTGACCAACGAAGTAGATACATTTGATAGGGAACATGAATTAGAAATCGTTACAGAGGAATATGAACGGTTTGAACGTATACCAGAACGAGAATCAGTTCTAGAGGATAATGAACTATTCAAAATGGAGAGAGTACTAGATACAGAAAAACCAGATGAATTAATAATCATTGAAAAGGAAAATGATGATCCGAAGTTATGGCTGCGACATAGTCGTCAATCTTGGTGGACAAATTCAAACTGGAAAAAAACAAGATAAAGGGAAGGTGATGGAATGGCAACACCTCAATTAGGTAATAGTTTACTGAAACCGGAATCCGGTTGGACTCGAAAGCATTGCAGTTTAGCAAACGTAGGTCCAGGTAATTTTTTTTACGATATGCCACTATACGGAAGTCCTGCTGCACAAACTGGAAAATGGGATGTAGTGGGCGATGATAACAATCTTATTGATGCAAGTGCCTGGTTTGTAGGGAGAGAAGAGGGCCGCACATTTTCGTTTAAGTTTACCGGAACATCTTTACGCATAATGCTTAAACAGTGGTATGAACACAAATTTAACATTGAAGTCAGTATTGATGGAACTAAGTTTACTGGTTCAGTTCCTGCTACTTCTAGTTCTTTCCATGTTTGTTTTGAAAAACTAGATTTAGTGAAAGGTGAGCATATCGTTACTGTTACAGCAAAAGGTTCCGCTTTATCACCAGGGAAGCCAGGAAATTTTTATACATTTTTAGCTGCTGTTGATTACGCAGATTTAAGTGCTAAAGTCGGTGATGTATTAAAAGAACCGGAACCAGGTTGGAAGCGATTTGATGATACGGATAGTAATATTAAATATATAGGCACTTGGAATCATCTAGCAAACTCTAAGGGTTACTTTAACAATACAGTATCTTTTCATAATAGTGATCACGGTAACGAACCTTTCACCTGTGAGTTTGCATTTTCGGGAACTGGAATTCGAGTTATTTCAGAACACAATAATTACTCAAGTTATCGATATCCAATACAAATTACAATAGACGGTTCTTCTGAAACTTACACAATTTCTCCTAAATCTCCATTACAACAATGTTTAGCATATGAGAAATTAAATCTTTCAGCAGGTATTCATACAGTTGTAATTGAAGCTCAAGAAAATATTATAGATGCTATTGACGTATTACGGGGAGAATTACTATCACCAGATTTAATTAAAAAGCCTAAAGTATCCTTGTATGAAAAAGAAAGTGGAAAAATATTTGTAGATGATTTTGATTCCGTAAATCCAAAATGGCTTATGTCACCATCAAATGCATTTAACAATGCTGTAAAAAAAGGATTCCTTCGTATGAATCATTTTGCAGATAAAGACGTTATGCTTTTAATCAATAAACCACAAAGTAACTTTGCAATCCAGGTTATTGCGGATTATGCTCCTACAAAAGATGGTGATGAAGGCGGTCTACTAATTTATCAAAACGAAAAGAATAAAGTGGAATTTCTCGAATCCTATTCTGCCAATAGTTCACGAAGCAATAAAGAGTGGATGGCAATTTGTAAGGAAGATCAATGGGACTTTTACACAAAGACAGATACGTTTTTTGATTATACGGATAACGATTCATTAGCAGCAAAAAGAATTGGGGTTGTTTTAAAAAGAGGAACTGCAGAGGGATTTGTACCGCTAGACATCAATAAAATTATTATGACAACAAGTAATATGTTACGTCTGCGCCAACTATATGAAAATTATAAAGTTGTATTAAAAGATACTGCAGATAATATCCTGTCTACTAACATTGTAGCTGCAGCTCATACAGGCATTGATATTCTACTTCCTTCTTTAGAGTTTGAGGGAATCATAGAAATATATGATGAAGAAAACGAACTACTAGCAAAGAAACAAGCTACCTTCTATGGTGGGGATATGTATTGTATGGGTTCATCCCTACAAATCAAAATGAATAGCGAAGAATTAAATACAACGGATCCAACGAATTTAGGTTACATGGTGAATAATGAGCGTGTTGTAATAATGACAATCGTAAATGATAACATCGGTGCTGCTACAAATATAAAACTATCCATTCAGCAGTACATGGAGAAAGTCGGTTACACCTGGGCGCTTATTTCGTTAGATGGGACAAGCTATTTAAATGAAATACAGATTGATTCCGTAGCCGCACAAAGTACGCGTGATTTTTGGGTAAAGGTTGTGAAGGATACAAATTTCCTAGCATTCGAACCAATTTATTTTAATATTCATCTAAAACATAATTGAGGTGAATACAATATGGGAACTGTAATGAAATTATATAGATATACATCCGGAAGTGAGATTACACCATCAATCCTTATTGAGAGGAATATACAAATTACAATTGAACCAGGAAAAACTCTATATACTCCACTGGATGTAGGTTGTAACAAATATGATATTCGTACGCTTCAAGTTTCAAATGATTCAAACGTTGAAGCAATGTTATTTATGTACGATCAAAAAGAGAATGGGAATCAAATCTATAAAAGTTTATCAGAAAAAAGAACATATGATATTTTATCCGTTCCTTGCGAGGATAAAGATCATACAAACAAGGTCCATCTTTATATAGAAAATAGGGGCGTAGCAACCTCTACTTTTAATGTTTCTATGAAAGCGATACGTTTAAGTTAAGGAGGAACATATAAAATGACAAATAAAATTTGTAAGTTACACAGACTAGAGCGAAGAGAAGTCTTTATGAAAATCATCGATGAAATGAAAAAGGCTGGATGGCAGCAATTAAATGCTGATGCGCCATCAAAAGATAAAATTTACGTCATGTACTCAAGCGGTAACGACGGTATGAAGAACCATTCTTTAGAATTGCGCCCATTTGATGCCGTTACTGCAAGTAGCCAAGATATTATAGCAGGCAAATATAACGATTATGACATAAGAACTTATTCTGCTACTGATGCAACCTTTAGATTAATTGAACGATATGATAAAGAGCAGGATGTTACTTTCGGAGGACCTGGTCCTTTCTACCCTTTGTGTTTTCATCAAGGGAAAGTAACTAACAGCACTAGTGTTACTACTATTAGTAAACCAATTGCTATGGTGGACCTATATTTATACGTTGATAAAGACATTGTTATCTATTGTGTTTATGAAAATGATGATAATCTTCCAGAACGAAAAGGGAAGACTGCAATGGGATTATTTGGAGTTCCGGATGAGCTATATCAACAAGAACAATTCAAGCCTATATCTGCTCCTTTTAGTGTCTTGGTGAGTGTTTGTCCAAAGTCCCCTGGTGCAGCAATGGTAGCTGCTAGAAGTAAGCTTATATATGATGGATTAAATAGTATTCCTGTTAATACTTTCATTTGGGATAAGGTATTTTTAAAGGCACCTTCTTTAGAAGGAAATATAATATTCACATCATTTTTTATGGGAGATAACGTAGATGGATTAAGGGCAAAATTTGATGGCCTTTACACATATAGAGGTTCAAATTTTGTAACTGGTGATATCGTTGAAATTTCTCAAGATGAAGAAGTGCAGAAATATAAATTATTTAACACCTACTACTCAAGTGTATGGAGTTCATTTCCGGAGTTCAACATTGCATTAAGGGTAGAATAAGGCTGGTGATTTTATGACAATAAAAGGCATAATAATTCAACCGAAAACACTGTATCCACCCGTACACCGTAAACCACAAATACGTAAAGGTTCAAAATTAGAAATTAGTGACATGTATATTATAGGGGTTAGGAAAACTTCTATACGGAAAGGAGTTATGTTTAACTTCTCCCGAAACGAAAGCAAAACTACTGAAAAAGCAGTAATGAAACCACCACGTACTGAACCACTAGAATACGCGTGGAAGAAAATGAACATATAACTTTATCGAAATTGAGCGTGCTGCAGCAGGCTTTTTTATTTTGACTTAATTTTGAAAGGAGGTGAGAACTTGGAAAGAATTCACGAACTCATCAAGGCATTGAATATAAGCGATGTTATTACAAGTACTCAATTTAAAGTAGGTGGTGCTATCGGTGGTGGATTAGGTACAATAATTAATTTGTTATATGGTAAGGCGAACTTAATTTGGATATCAATTTACTGCTGGATTATCATGCTCGACTGGATTACTGGTAGTAAAGCTTCAAAACTAGATGGAACATATTCATCACAATATGGGATTGAGGGCATCACGAGAACCGTGGTGCTTTTATCATTACCAGCCCTTGCACATTTATTTGATATTGCTCTTAAACTACCTGATTTCTTTTTCTTCATGGTAGTCGGTGGATTGAGTTACCACATTTTTAATAGTTTCGCAGCAAACTGTGCACGAATTGGCTGGGAAAAATGGATTCCTGCATGGTTATTAGAAAGTGTAGCATCCGAAATACAAGCAAAAATCCAAAGAAGTGATGCACGAAAAGAAAAATATAACACCAAATAAAAAATACACGCCTTACATAAGGAGAGCATTGTCAAAAGACGGTGCTCTTTTTGTTTGGCAAAAAGGGGAAAATACACAATGAAAAAACCAATTAAACTATTTAGCTCTTTATTTATGACTCTATTACTCTTATTTTCGTTTGCTACGGCTTCATTTGCCGATAGAGCACTAATTATCCAAGACTTGCCGAAACAAGCATATCGCTACGGTGTGGGCGCTTATGAGGGCGTTGTTGCACATAGTACTGCAACACCAGAAGCACCAGCAATTAACATTCGAAATTATGAAGCTAGAACATGGAGAAATGCATTTGTACATTATGCTGTAGATTGGAACGAAACAGTCCAAATTGCTGATACTAAATATGTTGCTTATGGTGCTGGACCAGCTGCAAATAAAAGATTTGTTCACGTAGAACTTTCTGAAACTAGCAACCCAGATAAATTTAAATCTTCTTACGAACGTTATGTAAAACTATTAGCTAAGATTTTAAAAGATAGAGGGATTCATCCAAGCAAAGGTTTATGGACACATAAAGATATTACTTACAAATTAGGTGGAACTGACCATGAAGATCCGATTAATTATCTTCGCAGTCATGGTGTATCAGAATCACAATTCAGAGCGGACGTACAAAAGGCGTATGAAGGCGCAACAGTTACAGTTAAACCAAAACCACAAGAACCATCTCAAAACGTTGTAGGCGCAACAGGAGTAGCTTACATTGATGGGTTTAACGTAAACCTAAGAAGTGGACCATCAACAAATCATGGTACTATCCGTCAATTAAATAAAGGTGAAGCATATCAAGTATGGGGAAAACAAGGTGATTGGTTAAATCTTGGCGGTAACCAATGGATTTATAACAACTCATCTTACATTAAATATCACGAGGAACAAACTTCTGCAGTAAGTTCTGTAGTCGGAAAACGTGTTGTTTCTAAAGTGGACGACCTTCGTTTCTATGACTCTGCTTCTTGGTCTGATAAAGATGTAGCAGGAACGGTAGATGAAGGACTTGGATTTACTATTGATGCTAAGGTATCCGTGAATGGATCTGCACAATATAAAGTACACAATAGCAGAGGGACAACATTCTATATTACAGCAAATGAATCATATGTGTATGTGAAGTGAAAAAAGGGTTTGCTCATACTTGAGTAGACCCTTTTTATTTTATATCAACAAATTCTTCAAATTTTAATCGTGTCTGTAATCCAAATGCATCCGTGTAATGTACCGTATTGCTTTGCTTATTAATATCTATAACAGTAATGTATTCATCATGGATAAATCCATCACGATAGTATGAAATAAATATTTCTTTTGTTTCGTGAAGGGATTGCATTAACGCTCTTTCTATTCGTTCTATAGTATCTTGTGTTAAAAAAGGTTTAGGTACTTTATATTGTTCCTCAAACATTCTATGTATTTCCTCGTATTGCTCTGGCATTGAAGCAAACGGGTTCCATTTGACCAT